AGTGCCTGCCTGGCCGCGGCCCCGCACGGGGGCCGCGGTCGGGCAGGCACTAAAATTTTTCCAATCCAGAAATGTCAAACCTCACATTTACCCAGCAACGGGTCGCTCTTGCGCCTCTCATGGCCTTCAAGAGAGACTACCCTGAGATCCCCCAGGCGCTGACGAGATTGGAAAAGGTCGAGGAGCCCGCCAACATGGAGGAGATGATCAAGAACGCCTTGAAGATGGGAGCGGAACCGGTGAATTCCGTTTGCCTCGACCTCCGGTGCCGCGATGAGAAGATTCGCGCACGGCTGCTCAAAGGAGAGACGGTTCTCTTCTGCACGCCCCCGGGGGGGGCCCCTTACGGTGCGGTGCGTGCGCAGCCCCATTATACCCCGCTGCTGTGGCTGGCCGCAGCTTTGATCAGGGAGTTCACAAAGAAAAAGATCCCTTCCTTCCTGCCCTACAACGCGGAGACGCTGAGGATGACCCAGACCCTCGCCGTCGTGGCCAGCGGGACCCCGGCCGGGGGCTTCGAGCGCCTGTATGTGGCCCATGCCGCGCGCCAGGCATTCCGCGCGAGCGGAAAACTCAAGCCCCCCTCCTTGGCTGAGGCCGAGGCCGCCGCTCTGGCGAACGGCTACCCCTCGGCCAGCGCCTTGACGCGCGTGGCCCCCTTCGGCTTTACGGATTCCGCCCGCGCCGAGGTGGTGCAGATGAAGCACAACGTACACTCGGGCAATGGCCCCCCGATCCTGGGGAAGGGGGACGACGGCCCTTCCATGCAGGCCTGCGTGGCCCTGGCCGTGCGACTGCATCGCGACCTGCTCGCCTCCGGGGACGTGGAGACCAAACTAACTGAGTTGTCCGGTGTAGGAGAGGACCGCGACCTACGCAAGGTGCTCGCGACGGATAGGGCGGCCTTCACCTTTCAGCTGAAGTTCAAGACTGACCTATACTCGATGGAGAAGGCGAGCAAGGGGCGGGGGAGGCTCATTGTCGCGGCCCCCCGGCCGGTCAATATCCTCATCGGCCGAGCGAGCCAGGCGATGGGGTCTGTCTCGAGCTGCGTGCCGGAGTCCCACAACGCCCAGGGCTTCTCCCTCCTGCATGGAGGCACGGAGGTGCTGGTGGACTACCTGGAGCGCTGTGGCACCTTCGACAAGTACACGACGAGCGGGGACGACTCGCTCCTCTTCGTGCCCATAAACACCGGCGGGGCCAAGTACATGTTGCAGGCGGCCCTAGACGCGGAGGCCTACGATCTCTGCCACCTCTACGAGGTCTTCAAGCCCGTCCACCAAGTCATCGCGCGCCGCCTGCGGTCCATAGATGTGGTTGCGGCCGCACTCTTCGAGCGTTTCATGCACTCGCGTGACGTTCTCATCTGGGGCGCCCTCGTAGCGCGCTTCAGGGACACGACCCCCTCAGGACTCAATGGGTTCTCGGTCGTGAACGGCGTCGCGATGACCATGATCCTCCGGCGGATCCTCTCCTACCTGCGCGACGGAGACGTGTACTACGACATGCGCACCTGCGGCTCGGTCGATCGGATGAAGGACCTCTTCCGGGGCCTCGTCCTCGAGGTCGGAGCCGAGGTGGGCGTGCGCTTCAAGTTCGAGCATCTCGAGATTGTCGCCGCCGGGGGGGTGCGGGAATCCCTCCGGAAGATGGCGGTCCCCTTCGTGGGCTACCACCTCTACGCCATGCAGCAGGACCTCAACCGCTTCCAGGAGGCCCCGGGGCCCATCCTTCTGGGCCTGCGCGCCTTCGCCTTTGCGGACCTCCCCAGGTTCCTGAAGGGCTTCCGGTTCCTCGGGAAGGGACAGAAGTTCACGGAGGAGCAGCTGCCAGCCCAGTTCGCCGCCACATTGGCCGGGCGCTTCATCTCCCTGGGCACCCCGCCAGACGACTGGGGATACAGCGCGCTGCGGGAGCTGGCCATTGCGTCGCAGCAGGCCCTCGCGCGCTATGCCCCCGAGAAGGTCGAGAACGTCGAGATCTTGCACAGCGTCTTTCACAACGAGACGAACCTCGCCTTTGAGGACCTTGAGGGGGCCTTCAAGGGCCGCTGGATCCTGCATCAGCGGAGGATGCTCTGGGAGGTACCGCTGGGGCTCCCCATGGGGCCCTGGCGCCCCTTCTCAGACTCGCGTGCCCTGAACTATCGCAACGCGAAGCCCTCTCCCGTCTCGACCGAGGAGGAGGGCTCCCAGGGGCTGGTGACCTTTGTGCGCGATCGCGCGTCCATCACCTTTGAGGACCGCCTGCAGGCCGCGCACGCCCGCCTTAAGCTGGCTGACCCGAAGGCGCTGCCCTACAGGCCCCTCCCCCCGGTAGCCGTGGCCGGCTCCAGGGCCTCCCTGGGGCGCCAACCCCGCTTGCTCACGGACGCGCAGCACAGGGCCAAGCTCGCGCGAGACGCGGAGCGTCGCGCTGCCTTGCAGCAGCTCCGGGCCGGACTCGGAGGCCCGAGCCGGGGCGACCAGAACTCCCGCTACATCAACCCGGATGAGGACTCCTTTAGCGAGACTGAGGACCTCTCCGACCTGCAACACGAACACCAGGAAGTCATCGATCGCGCGCAGGAGGCCCGCGACCGCGCCGAAGAGGACGAATTCGACGCGCGAAATGACGATGATGAGAACTAAAGCGCGCAAGGACCGAACCATAACGGTCGTTAAACTCAATTTGGGGTTTGCCAAATCAAGTAAAACCGGGTAGGGCGGTCTACCCCTACCACAGCGGAGATGAGCCGCCGCCGTCGCTCCCTGGGTGATAAAACCGAGACATCGGACTAAACCTAGATGAGGCGGGGCGGTTCTACCGCTTTATAAAACTAATCTATAAAAATCTAATTTGGAAATGGGGGTTTCAAAGACATAAAACAATTCCTACGAAAGATGACGAAGAATTCTAAAACGAACTCGAAGAACTCTCGCGCGCTCTCGCGTCGCGCCAACAGTGCCGCACGGCGCCCCTCATCGCGCGCGGCGCGCGTGCCTCGCTCGAGCCTGGGCCGGAGGGGCCCTCTCGATGCCCATGGGCTCGCCCTGGCCAGGTTGCTCAAGGACCCCTGCCACGCGGAGCTTGCGGAGCCCATCTACATGTCGACGGGGACCGGGTATCTCACGCGCTGCGTCCTTGACAAGTCCTTCACCGACGATTCCGGGGTGGTGTTCGTGAACCCGGCGAGCTGGGGCCTGGCGGGCGCCAACTGCGGCCTGGGCTACGCGACCTCCACGGGGGCGGGGAACAGCATCGGCGGCGTGGCCTGGTATAACGGGCCTGGGGCGGTCTTTCTCACCAGCGTCGCCGCCGAGGTACGACCGGTGGCCGCCTGCATCACGACGTACTACGCGGGGACGGAGAGTCTGCGCGCAGGTAGCGTGGCCCAGGCGCAGGTCGACGCCGCCCAAGCCAGCCTCGTGTTGAACTCCGGGGCGACCCCGGACTCCCTAGGCCCCTTCTTCGCTACCGAGGATCGGACCCCGGGCACGTCCCTCGAGACCCGGTGGGCCCCGGGGGCCCAGGACGGCGACTGGGGCAACTCGACCACCAGTTACTGGACCGGGGGCCACGGGGCCGTCGGCGTGTTGTGGCGCAGCCTGGGCGGGCAGGCGATCAAGTTCCGCGTGACCGTCGTGTACGAGTGGAAGCCCACGCAGGCTGAGGGGCTGCAGAACGAGCCGGCCCGCGGTAGCAAGTCCGCGAATACCATTGACCAGGTCGTGGGGTTCCTTGCGGGACAAGATCCCATGTGGGGCCTCTCGCGCCCTGGTGCCGCCATGACGAGCGTCGGCGGAGACCTTATAGGCGCGATGGGCAGGCTGGCCCTCCCGGTGGCACGCAACTTCGCCCTGCGCGCGGCCACGGGACTGCTCACACTGTAAAAAGGATGAGATAAAAAAAAAGAAAAACAAATTGGGCTCGAGACTCTCTCGGGATCGACCCTGCCCTCTTAGTCTTAGAAGAAAAGAGGACAAGGTGCACCCGGAGATAATTCTCGAGCCAAACAAAAATATACAACCAGGCGTAATGAAAAAGTCGCCACCTAAAAACGTTCGCGTTCTGCGCCCAATTGATAACGCAGTTTCTCAAAGACACGAGGTGTCTCCGTTAACACACGACGGTTCTTCGGAGGTGCAACTCCTCCCCCATTCCTG